TGGGAGTTACTCACAATGATTGAAACTGTAGTGGCTCTTCTTATGTTCGTAAACGCAGAGATCAAGGAGGCGCGTTTGCAGGTTGATGGCATGGCACAATGTTTACGTGGCAAGCGTCAGGCTGAGAGACAATACTCAGAATCTGTAATGTACAAATGCTGGAAGGGTGAGGCTGAGTTAGAGTCGAATATTGATGGTAGTAAAAGTATTAAGAAATTAATAATAGAATAGATGAAAAATTATTTCGATATTACAAATTTAATTTTACATAAGCCAAAGTTTTTATCAAAAGAACAATGTGATATTTTAATAAAATATTATGAAGATAACAAAGAAAGAAAAGATACAGAACATTGTTTACATGCTGAAACTGGAATAGATACTTACTCTACTTTTAATGTAATAGATATTTTATATGGAACTAAGGAAAGTAATTTAGTTTCATCATCTATTGAAAAGATGATAAATATGTGGCAGGATTATACAGACGAATTTAAAATGTTTCATAAATGGAAAAGAAAAAGCATGCTATATTCACATAAACTTCGATTGATGAAATATGAAGTGGGAGCTAAAATACATCCACATACTGATCATGCACCACACGTTTATGGATCTTGTACGTTCAATCTTAATGATAATTATGAAGGAGGTGATTTTGTTTTTTTTAGAGGTAAGAAAAAAATTAAATTACAAAAAGGTGATGCTTTAATATTCCCTGCTGATTATTTTTGGGTTCATGAGGTTGAACCTATTACAAAAGGTGTAAGATATAGTACAAATTGTTTTTTACAAGACATGCCTACAACAGTGCTTGAACAAGAGGAAAATATAAGAAATAATTTATTAAATAATTATGAATACAATAAAACAGATGGTAACAAATATAACATAAAATATTAATATGAATTTATCTCGTAATTTTACACTTCAAGAACTAATTAAATCTGACACTGCAATTAGATTGGATATTAACAACAATCCTAACTCAGGTCAGATAGAAAAACTAAAAGCACTTTGTGAAAACATACTGCAACCAGTTCGTGATCACTTTGGCAGGGTCAAGGTGACGAGCGGATTCCGTAGCGAGCAGCTGTGTCTTAAAATAGGTAGCTCAATCAACAGCCAACATGCCAAGGCCGAGGCGGCTGATTTCGAATGTATGGGTACAGACAATGCAGAATTGGCTGACTGGATTAATCAGAACCTGGATTATGATCAATTGATATTGGAGTTCTATACTCCTGGTGAGCCGAACAGTGGATGGATACATTGCAGCTACACACCTGATCAACCAAGAAAACAATTCTTGCATGCATACAAATCAGAAGGTAAAACAAAATATAAACCAATAATAGGAAAGGCTAAAGATTTAGTTTAATGCCAATAGGAAGATCACAAATAAGAAAACAAGTAGAAGGTAAATTAAGAGGCGCGAGAGATGAAAAAAAGAAGAAAAAACGTGTCATCGCCAAATTATATAGCAAAAAGTCTAAGGTCTTCAAAGTTTAGTCAAAAAGTGATACAATCCAAGAAATTGTACAACCGTAAAAAGGATAATAATGGCAACTTCAGGGACTACTAGTTTTAATCTTTCTATAGAAGAAATAATTCAAGAAGCTTATGAAAGATGTGGTTTGACTACTACTAGTGGCCACAGTCTTAAATCAGCTAGAATTAGTTTAAATTTATTGTTTGCCGAATGGGCTAATAGAGGGATTCATTTGTGGAAAGTGGCTCTTCATGAAAACTCGTTAGTTTCTGGTCAAGCAGAATACAGTGTAAGTGCAGGAGTAAGTGATGTATTAGAAGCGTTTATTTCATCTACTGCTGCTGCATCAAATAATGCTAATACGCAGGATGTATCTTTGACAAAAATTGACAGATCTGCATATGCTGCACTTCCAAACAAATTAGCTACAGGACAACCATCTCAATATTATGTTGAAAGAGAAACAACACCAAAAATATATCTATACCAGGCACCAGATTTAAATACTTACACAACTTTAAAATATTACGTTATAAAAAGAATTGAAGACGCAGGTATTTACACAAATGATGCTGATGTTGTTTTTAGATTTTTACCATGTATGGTTTCAGGATTAGCATATTATTTAGCTATGAAAAATGCACCACAGCTGGTTCAACAAAATAAATTAATTTATGAGGATCAATTAAAAAGAGCACTTGATGAAGATGGTCAAAGAGCTTCTACTTATATTACTCCTCAGTCTTTCTACCCACAAGGAATTTAATATGGCAAAATATGCAACAGGTAAAAGATCACAATCCATATCCGACAGATCGGGAATGGCTTTTCCATACACTGAAATGGTTAAAGAATGGAATGGCTCTCTAGTTCATTATTCAGAGTTTGAACCTAAACATCCACAAATTAGAAGAAAGCATACAACTGCTGATGCAATAGCTTTACAAAATTCAAGAAATATGAAGTTTCAACAACCTTCTGTAAAATTTTCAAATGACATTACTATATCAGATTCTGGAGGTGCATCTGTTGGTGTAGCGAATCTATCTTTACCTGGAGACTTTGCATTTAAAACACAAGATTTTGAAATAACAAGAAATGGAGTTACTTCAATTATTCATAGTATGATACCTGAAGATCCGTCTTTACAAAATAGAAGAAGAGAAATGTTATCATTAATAGGACAAGTGGAGGTTAGTATTTCATAATGGCTATTACACATTCAGATTTTTTAACACAAGTAAGAAACTATACAGAGGTAAGTAGTAATGTATTATCAGATTCTCAAATACAAGAATTTATAAGAAACGTTGAATTAGATGTTGCAGGTAAAGTTGATTATGATGATTTACGAAAATATGCAAATTCAACTTTTACGGCAGGAAATAGAGCTGTGTCTATGCCATCTGATGTTTTGGTTTTAAGATCTGTTGAGCATCTTACATCTGGAGGTGTAAGAAGCTTTTTAGAAAAAAGAGATACAAGTTTTATATCAGAATTTAATGGTTCTGGAACACAAGGAACACCAAAATATTATGCAAATTGGGATGAGTTTAATATAATAGTAGCACCTACGCCAGCTGCTGCTGATACAGTGCAAATTAATTACATTAAAGATCCACCTGAATTTACTTCTACTAACCAAACCTATTTAGCCAAATATCAAGAGTCTATGTTACTTCACGGTGTGCTAACAGAATGTTTTAGATTTTTAAAAGGCCCCATGGATATGTACAAGCTCTATGAAACCAAGTACAATGAAGAAGTACAGAATTTTGCCCTACAACAAATGGGTAGAAGAAGACGAGCTGAGTATGACGATGGAGTTCCAAGAATAAAAATTCCTAGCCCTACTCCAAACACAAATTAATAAGGAGGCCATTATGGCAATAACAACAAATGCAATATGTGATTCTTTTAAAAAAGAATTACTACAAGGAAAGCATGACTTTGATTCATCATCTGACACATATAAGTTAGCGATGTATACAAGTTCTGCAACTTTAGGTAAATCAACTACAAACTATTCTACATCTAACGAAGTGTCCTCACCAAACTATTCAGCTGGTGGAGGAACTCTTGTTAACCAAGGTGTAAAAGTTTCATCTTCAGTAGCTATTACTGATTTTGCTGATTTATCTTTTCAAAACGTAACTCTTACTGCAAGAGGAGCATTAATCTACAATACAACAACTGACGGTGGATCGAATACTACTGATGCTGTTGCTGTATTAGATTTCGGTGGAGACAAAACTGCGACTGCAGGAACGTTTACAATTCAGTTCCCTGCTTTCACAACATCTGCTGCGATCTTAAGATTAGCATAAGGATAAGAATGAATGTCAAATGCGTGGGGTGCACTAAGTTGGGGACAAGGTCAATGGGCAGCACAAGGTGATGTCGATGTATCTTTATCTAGTTTAAGTGCAACCTACAGCATTGGCAGTGTTACTGCTGAAGCTATTGTTGAAATAGGTTGGGGTGGTGACACTTGGGGTGAGAACGAATGGGGTGATCTTTCAGGATCACAACCAACTATTACAGGAATTCAAGCAACCTTTTCAATAGGGTCTTTACAATCAGTTAGTGGAGATGCGCTTGTTGAACCTTCAGGAATTCAATTTACATCTACAATTGGTGATGCTGTAGGGGGAACTTCAGCATTAGTTTCAGTTACAGGAAGTTTAGAATCAATGGCTGTTGGTCAAACAGTTGTTGGTATTGGAGCTATCATATCTGGAATTTCAATGACCTCATCTATCGGAACTGCAACGGTAGATGAAACTACTTTAACAGGAGAGGGTTGGGGTAGAGGTGAATGGGGTGAGTTTGCTTGGGGTGACAACTTCTCTGTTTTAGTTTCTGGACAATCGTTAACTTCTTCTATTGGAAATGAAACAGCTTTCACTGATGTAAATGTTTCAGTAACAAGTGCTGGAGAATTAACAAGCACTTTTGCAAGTCCATCTTTCTCTATTCAAATAGATCAAGATATATTTGTACTTGCTTCAGAAGATCAATTAGATTTTACAATAGGTTCATCTACTCTATCAGGAGATGCTAACGTATCTGTTTCTGGAATATCATTAGCATCATCGCAAGGAACTACTGTAGGAGGTTTAAAAACTCCAGTTCCTGTTACAGGAAGTCAGGCATCTTTAACACAAGGAAATATTACTTTAATTCAAAGCACTAATGAGTCAGTAACTGGAATTTCTGCTACAATGACACTTGGCCAACATGCAGAAATACCTGGTCAAATTATAGGAGTATCAGGGCTTTCAATAACATCATCTTTAGGAGAAGAAGGTATTACAGGGGATGGATTAGTGACTCCTACAGGGCAGTCATTGACTTCTTCTGTAGGTAGCGTTAATATTACTGCGTGGTCTGAAATAGACTTAGGAGTATCTAATACGTGGACAGTAGTTGATTTAGCTGCGTGATTCATGTAAAATAAAAATTATTAAGGAGAATTTTTTATGGCATCAAGTTATTCAAGTGACCTAAAACTAGAGCTAATGGTAACCGGTGAAAACGCTGGTACATGGGGTGATAAAACAAACACAAATTTAAACTTAGTACAACAAGCAATAGCTGGATTTGAACAAGTCACTTTATCAAGTGGTGGAACATTAGCACTTGTGATGTCAGATGGTGCTTTATCAAATGCTAGAAACTTAGTTATTAAATTTGCTACTGCAACAATAGCAGCAAGCACAATTTGTACGATTCCAGATTCAATAGAAAAATTTTATATTTTTGATTGTACAGGATTAACTAATCCATCAAATCTTACAATTAAAACTGCATCAGGAACAGGATTTACTCCTGACGCTGCAAAAATTTATGCAGCTTATTCTGATGGAACAAATTTGAAGGAGGTGTCTTTAGACACTTTAGGTGGCACAGTTGCTGCGGCTCAAATAGCTGATAGTGCTGTGACTACTGCTAAAATTGCTGACGATGCTGTTACCTCAGCAAAAATTGCTGACGATGCTGTTGTAACTGCTGCGATTGCGGATGATGCAGTGGCAACAGCTAACATTGCTGATGACGCTGTGACTGCAGATAAACTTGCAGACACTTCAGTTTCTGCTGGATCTTACACTACTGCTTCAATTACAGTTGATGCTCAAGGAAGATTAACTGCAGCATCTTCAGGAACTGCAGGAGCAGGATACACTGCACTCTTAGCTGCTACTGGTCCATCTTCAGGATCAATCACAGTTGCAAACAATGCTTCAAAATACCAAGCGTTTGTTTCTGCGGGTGGCGGAGGCCCTGGAGGAAATAGACCTGGAGGACACAATGGAGGAACTGGGGGATCAGGTGCTTTTGGTTTTTGGACAGGAAACACTACAGGAGGAACTACTTACCCTTACTCAATAGGCGGTCATGGAAATGCTGGAAGCTCACCTGTAAACACTAATGGAAATCCAGGAAACTCTGGTGGAAACACAAACATCACAAACTTAATGACTGTTAATGGAGGTGGCGGAGGCAATGGAGCTAATCCACAACCGGGAAACACTGGTAGTTCTGGAAACGCGAGTCCATCAGCAACCATAAATAATTTTTCTAGAAGAGCTTACTTTGCAAATACAGTCAACACGGGTGGAGTTGGATCTGGCGGAAGTGCAGGACAGCCATCTAATCCAGGAACTCCTGGCGCAATCTATTTTTTATCTAACGAGGGTTAATCATGGCATATGCAATAATAAATAACGATCAACTTTACAAAATAGCATCCGATGATGCAGCAAAAACAAATCTAAATTTAAATGAATCTGATTATACAGTGATTAATATATCTGATGCACAATTTAATAAATTAAAAAAAGAAGAGGCTTATATTACAGGTTCAAGCGGTTCTTATTCAGTAACTGACTTTGAAGATATTTATCATCCAGTTTCAGAAGAAGATATGAAACAAAAAATAAATGAAGTTGTTAAGGAATTTGAATACTTTATTGTTGATCATGAAAATCATCCAATGATCGATGATATTCATAATTATATTGCATTTTTAAAAGGTATAGACACAGCGTCTTTAACATATCCTATGAGTCAATCTTTTTATGATTACGTGGAATCACAATCACAAACAGTTATAAGTCCTTTACAAGTATAATTTACAATATATATTAAATTTCAATGTTTGAAAAAATAGTGAAATTTAAGGCAGCTGAAGATTATTTAGAACATAAACCATTCTTACCTGAACCAATAAAATTAAATATACCAGACTGGTATAAAAAAATTAAACATAATATTGATTTAAAAACAATTAAAGGATGTATGCCTTTTTTAGATACTTTAACAACTGGGTACATTTTAAAAACACCTATAGATTTTAGAATACAATTTAACTGTCAAGACGATAATAATAGATTTAATTCAATCACCACACTTATAGATCATCCTTATAGTTATTTTGCTAATTTAAATTCAAAACCAGATAGTCATCCAATTCATCAAGTTGGTAAAGAGTGTCCTCACACAAATAAAAATAAAGATTTACCATTTTTAAAAATTCTTAACCCATGGAAAATAGAAACACCTCCAGGTTATTCGTGTTTATTTGTTCCTCCATTAAATAATACTGATGATAAATTTTCAATTATTCCTGGCATTGTTGATACAGATACATTTCCACTTAAAGTAAATTTTCCTATTATTATTAATGGTGATAAATATCCAGTTTTAGATACAATTGTTAAAATGGGTACACCTTATGTGCAAGTAATACCATTTAAAAGAGAGAGTTGGAAAATGAAAATTGAATCAAGTTCAAGAGACGAAGATAATTCAAAACAATTTGGTTATCAGTTTAAAATTATAAATGTTTATAAAGAGAAATGGTGGAATAAAAAATCATGGAAATAAAAGAATCAGATAGTAGATTGTTAAATACTTACATAAGAATATTTGACAATCCAATACCTTTAAAATTTTCAAAATCTTTTTTTGAAATATGCAAAGAACATAAATTTGATCAAGATGGAACTTTAGCATCTGATAATAAATCAAGTGGAGCTTTAAATAAAGAAATTAGAGATACTAAAATATGGCCTCTTACAAATATAAATACAGAGAGCAGAACTACAATTCATTGGTGTAATTTATTTTGTAATATGTTCGAAGAAAAATTTAATAAATATCTGAATGATGTAACACAAAAAGATAACGATTTAAAAATTCAAAGTATTGATGTTTTAAAATATTCTGTAGGAGGTCATTATAGATTTCACACAGATCACGGTCCAAACACACCAAGAACATTATCTGCAATTTATTTTGTTAATGATAATTACGGAGGTGGAGAGCTTTGTTTTAGAACACCAAAAGGTGAATATTTCATAGAAATAGAAAAAATATCTAATAGACTTATAATTTGGCCAAGCAATTTTTTGTTTCCACACATGGTAAAACCTGTTACAGAGGGAGAAAGGTATTCAGTTGTATCATGGGCACTATAAGAAAAGATTTTAATTTTAAGAAAATAGAAAATTTTTTGACTCAAGAAGAAGTTAATTTTTTAAGTTCTTATTGTGAAATTAAACATAGAAACAATTCAAGTAATTTTGATTTATTTCAAAGTAACAATGGAGATACAAAATTTTATGGAGATACTGCAATGGAAACTATTATGCTTCAAAAAAAATATTTGATGGAAAAAGAAACGGGACTTGAATTATTACCAACCTATGCTTTTTGGAGAATGTACACAAAAAATGCTGTGCTTGAAAAGCACACTGACAGACCTTCTTGTGAAATAAGTGTGACTGTTCACATAGATAGTGACAAAACTCCATGGCCTATATACATAGATGGAAATCCTGTAGAGACAAAGCCAGGTGATGCTGTTATATATTTAGGATGTGAGTTAGAGCATTGGAGAGATTCTTTTAAAGGAGATTGGCATGCTCAAACTTTTTTACATTATGTAGATAAAAATGGTCCTAACAAAGATTACTACATGGATAAAAGACATTACTGGGGGAGGGATAAAAAATGAAATTTATACAAAAGAAAGATGGTTCTTGTGATATATGTTTTACAGAAGAGGAAATAAAAATAATTACAGAAAACAAAAAGTTGCATTTATCAGATGAGGGATTAAGGCATTTTGGTAATATTTTAATGAAAATTATTGTTGAGTGGCAAACAAATTTTACAGATGAAGTTAAAATCTTACAGACAGATGAAGACGTTGTTATAGATGGAAAAAAACCAAAAGATGTTTAATGTAGTAAACAATTTTTTAGACAACGATATTTTACATAAAATAAAAACAATTTCTTTATCTGAATTTTTTCCTTGGTACATAATAAATATTAAACCATATCAACTTACACACAATGTTGTAATAAATCTTGAAGGAAAAATAGAAGTTACATCAGATTTCTTTTATCCTATCATTCAACCAATAATTAAAAAACTAAAAGCAGAAAGAGTTTTTTTAAGTCAGTTGCATATGTTACCTAAAACAAAAGAACATGAACTTTTAGTGCATAAGTTTCCATTAAAAGAAAATAGTAAAGAAGAAAAATTAATTTTATTTTTGAATAGTAGTAACGGACATATTAAAAGACTCGAACAAAAGTATGAGGCAATTGAGAATAGGGCTTTTTTAATGAAAAAAAGAGAGCCGTTTCAAATATATACATCTACAAATGATTTACCTATGTTTTTTATTGAAATAGACTATCTTCCACAAGCTAACTAAATAAGGTATAATTAAGAATGCCATTAACAAAAGTAAATATAGCCCCTGGATTTAATAAACAAGTGTCACAAACCGGTGCAGAAGGTCAGTGGACTGATGGTGACTTTGTAAGATTTAGGTATGGATTACCTGAAAAAATAGGGGGATGGGAACAAATTTTAGAGAGCACAATAATTGGTGCAGCAAGAGAACAGTTTGTATGGGCTGATTTAGATGGTAGAAAATATGCTGCTATAGGAACTAATAAAGTATTAGTGATTTATTATGAGGGTGCTTTCTTTGACATAACACCTTTGGGGACAGCTTTAACCAGTTGCACTTTTGATACAGTAAACACATCAGCCACTGTCACTGTTAATAAAGCAGCTCATGGTTTAGAGCCTGGTGATATATTTTTATTTAGTTCTGTAACACCACCAACAGGAGCAGGATATGTTGCATCTGATTTTACAACAAATCCTTTTCAAGTGGTTACTGTGCCAGGAAGTGATACCTTTACAATTACTATGGCAAGCGCAGCAGGGACAACGGTCAACGGATCAGGATCTGCAACAGTTACCCCTTATATAAAACCAGGTGCTTTAGGTTCTACATTTGGATTTGGTTGGGGTACAGGATTATGGGGTGGTGGCCAACAAGTGTTTAGCACATTGAATGGAGCATTACTAGATGATACTGCTGGAACAGGTGGAGTTGGGACTTCCATCTCACTTGCATCTACTTCAGGATTTCCATCGACAGGGACAATAAAAGTTGGAGCAGAATTTATTTCATACACAGGTATTTCTTCTAATGATCTTACTGGTATAACAAGAGCTGCAGCAGGGACAAGATCCGCACATTCGAGTGGTGCAGGTGTTGAAGTATTTACAGGATGGGGTATTGAATCATTGTCTCAAACATTAACAGTTGATCCTGCATCTTGGTCTTTAGATAACTTTGGGCAACAGCTTATTGCTACAATTAAAAATGGTCAGTCTTTTTCTTGGAATCCTATTAACTCTAATTCAAATGCTCTAAACACAAGAGCCACAGTAATCTCAAATGCACCAACTGCATCAGTTATGTCTTTAGTGTCTGATAGAGATAGACATTTAATAATGTTAGGAACCGAGACAACAATAGGATCTCCTGGAACACAGGACAAGTTGTTTATAAGATTTTCAGATCAAGAAAATATAAGTGACTATACACCTACTTCAGTTAATACTGCTGGAACATTTAGAGTAGATCAAGGAACTAAAATTGTAGGTGCTGTTCAAGGAAAAGATTATACTTTAATTTTGACAGATAATGCTGCGTATGTAATGCAGTTTGTAGGACCACCTTTTACTTTTTCTATAAGACAAGTAGGTTCTAACTGTGGATGCATTGGTCAGCACGCCATGAAATATGTAAATGGTGCAGTTTATTGGATGGGTGAGTCTGGAGGATTTTTTGTGTTTGACGGTACAGTAAAATCATTACCATGTGCTGTGGAAGATTTTGTATTTACAACTAAAAATGGTAATAACCTTGGTGTAAATTTTTCTGCTGGGGAATCAGTGTATGCAGGTCTAAATCATTTATATGAAGAAATTTGTTGGTATTATCCACAAGCAACATCTGATTTTAACGATAGATATGTATGCTATAATTATCAAGATAGAACTTGGGTGACTGGCTCTCTATCAAGAACTACTTGGGTTGATGCAAATCTTTTTTCAAATCCATATGCTACAGAATTTACCTCAACAGGTGTTGGTAGTTTTCCTACTGTTCAAGGGGTTACAAATATAAACGGATCAACAAAATATTATGAACATGAAAAAGGAGTTGATCAAGTAGATACTGCAGGAAATAAAACTGCGATACCTGCATTTATTGAATCAGGAGATTTTAGTTTGAATCCTGATGGCACTAATGCTGAATTCTTTATGAGTATGAGAAGATTTGTTCCTGACTTTAAAACTATACAAGGTAATGCTCAAGTAACAATTTTACTTAGAGATTTTCCTAGTGATACTGAGGTATCGTCTCCTTTAGGACCATTCACGGTCACCGGATCAACTAAAAAAGTAGACACAAGAGCTAGGGCTAGATTTGCTAGTTTAAAAATTGCTAATACTAGTACAGATGAAAATTGGCGTTTTGGAACTTTTAGAGCAGATGTACAATTAGATGGAATGAGGGGATAATGGAACCAGATATATTTGTACCAGGTGATGAACAATATCAAATGATTAATGAACCTTTACAACCTATGGGCTTAGAAACTTTAATGCCAAAAGAAGAAACTAAATTACCTAACTTGGTAGATATTGCAAAGAATGTAGCTAAAAATAAAGCAATAAATTATGCTGCAGGAAAATTAGGTATTGAACCAGCAGTAGCATCTGGGCTTACAGGTTTATTAGGAGTCGGAGCAAACGTTTTTGCACCTCTTGCTGCTGTTTCTGCTCTTACAGGAAGAACATTAGGAATTTCAGAATATTTAGCAAACAAACGTGCAGAAAAACAAATGGCTAAATCAGAGAATATGTTAGAAGCTAGGGTTCTTTCAAATCAGTTAGCAAATAAAGGAAGTGCTAGAGATGATGCAATGGGTGGTGGAAGTATACCAACAGCACCTTCTGCACCAAAATCACCAGGAGTTGCAAATCCATACAGTGGTGGTATTGGTGGATTACATACGGGATATTAAATGGCAAGAGTAGATATTGTAATACCAGAACCTACACCAAAGTATACTGAAGAAAATCAAAGGCAAGTAACTCAGTCTTTACGAACGATGCAAGATAAGTTAAATACTTCTTATCAACAAGAACTTAAAAATGAACAAGATG